AAAGACCATCGCGAAGTTTTCTTTTCTATTCAAAAACTTTTCCTTTCTACCTAGGAAACTAACGTGAGAGTAGAACTTTGGCCAATCATCTTTCCAAGCACTCCACCTCTCAACATCAACGGTGTAGGAGAGTTGACCATCGATAAAAACACCTAGATCTACACCATAGATACCGAACGGTTTTTTTTTAAATTTTACATCATCATCTTTATGGACTGTTGACAAAAACTTAATGAAGGTGTCAACATCACGATCATCATCAAAGGAATCAGATCGATCTTCATAGGATCCGAATTCTTTGATATCACCTTTAGTAATGTAGGTCATTTGAAATTACATTCAACCATAATCTCTGTCATCGCCGCCAAAAGGTTAATTTCTTGATCGGCAACGAAGGCAATCTGATACTGATACTTAGCAACAATGAGGACAGCAGCAGCAATAGAAGGACCTTCAAGGGTGACACAAAGAGCATCGTAAACACGCCTAAGAAGTACATTAGGATCATTATCCAAATTATTGACGACCCACTTACGTACTTCAGCGAAGTTCTTCTCTTTAAGATTTTTAATAAGATCAGTAACCTTAACATCGGTAAACTCAGCTAGAATTGCACTGTCAATTTTTCCACTGGTTGAATACCGCTGACACTCATTAAGTACACGACGATAATCTGGGAAGTGTTTATTAATAAGTTCTACAAGAACTTTCGGATCCGATTCAATATTCTCTTTGGAAAGGATGGTTTGGAGTCGTTTGAAGAACTGAGCTGCAAGTTGTTGTTTTTGTTTTCCATTGATACTGAACTCAACGACTGCACATCGGGAGTGGAGAGGTTCAATGATTTTGTTTTTGTAATTGCAGGTGAAGATGAATCTGCAATTGTTATAAAATGTCTCAATATTTGCCCGTAAGAGGAGCTGTACATCGTGGGTTGTGTTATCAGCTTCGTCAATAATGACGACTTTGTGCTTCGCGTCAGATACAGAAAGTGAGACGGTCGAAGCAAAGTTCTTGGCCTGGTTCCGTACCGTGTCAAGAAATCGTCCCTCGTCAGATCCGTTAATGACATAATAATCTACTCCTAGTTCTTCACATAAAGCTTTCGCAACAGTGGTTTTTCCACAACCTGGGGGGCCTGCAAGCATCAGGTTTGGAATCTCTTTTTTATTTAGAAACTCTACAAACGTCTTCTTATAAGCATCTGGTAAGATGCAATCTTCAATCTTACGTGGGCGATATTTTTCCACCCACAGAAATTCATTACGAGGCATCAGTATCAAACGTAGGTTGAGTCAGGTTCCAGTGCGATATAATACTTGAGATTGACGTTCTTGTTAGTAAACTCAGCAAGAAGTTTAGAAGAGATAACAACATCATAGGAACCAGGAATGATCTTGATATTCTCAACTTTGAAGTTGAAACAGAACTCATCGTCGGTCACACCAACCTCCTCAACAAAGTCGTGAGAGGTGTCGTTCTTCTTATCGTGCACAACCAATTCAACTTTACCGTTACGGCCAACCGCAGATAGATCAGAAACCTGATAGATTGCTGCAGCCTTGAGAAGTGCATCAAGTTGTTGTGTTGCAACAGTGAAACAAACATCACGTGAAGGTAGAGAAATCTCTTTATCAGGTGGTGACACGATCACATTAGGGTCTGCAAAGAAATACTTTGCACGACGAGAACCATCACGGATGGTCAAATAACTTTCACCAAAGTCAAGATCAGGTGCATTGTACAGAGAAAGACCACTGAGAAACTGATTGAGATCGTAGATTGCAAACTCCCTCTCAAACTCCTCTTCAATCTCAGCTTCTGCAAGAATGTTCTTCATCACAGAGATCGTCTTCAGTTTGTTACCTTCCTTGATCAGGATTGACTGGTTGATCGTGGAGAAGTTCTTCAGGATGTTAGTGGTACTATTAGAAAGTTTCATAGGTGTCTTTGCGTTCATTGTGAAGACCAGAAAAGTGGTAGAGAAGAATACAATAATGGATGGCTTTCAAAATGTCAAGTTTGGATTTACCGTTCTTTTTACCAAACCGCGACAGGTATTTGATCGCGTTAGATCTGGTGAAAGGTTCGGCGTCACCAATACTCTCAATAAGATCCAGAGTTTGAGTTTGAGACTTCTCCGATGTGTAGTGAGAATGGTAGGTACTAGTCAGATATTGTTCGATTTCTTTGAGTGTTTTGTCCTCTTCATATTTCCAGAACCCATTCGTGTTAGTGAGTTCTACTTTAAATTCATTCATGACGATAGGTTCTTTACAATCATTTGGGATGTCGGGGTACATTGAATCAAGATAATTACTAAGGGGAGTATAGTCATACCCCCACTCGTGTCCATCTCTAGGTATAGAGTCGGCCATCACACATACTCATAAAAACACGTTGTCATTCTACCACCTCATTCTGTTTTACGTCAACCGTTTCATCAACTTTGTCATACAGATCAAGGAAGGATGATTTAGTCTCTTCATCAAAACGGTTAAGACAAACTTGAATCGCTTTGACTTTATCGGCGAAAATAGAATAGGCACGAATGATGTGAACCAGACGGCGAGTAGAGATCAACTCTTCGATCCCACCATCGTAGAACGTCTTACGAATGATGTCAGCCCAATCAACGAGTCGTTGACAAAACTCTGGATCATTGATGTTAAGGTTGAGACAGACACACTCTAGAATCTTCTGTTCAATTTTAGGCGACGGATACTCCTGTTCGAAGGTCACAGGGAATCGTTCAAGAAACGCCTCATTCAACACATTAGTTCCGATAAAACGGCCATCATCAGAACCCTTACCTTTGGTATTAGCAGTTGCGATGATGTTGAATCCAGATGCAGGTTTGACCCAACGACCAATCTTCTTCAGGAAAACACCTTTGCCTTCGAGAACACTTTGCAGACAAAGGATTTTGTTTGAAGCGAGGTCGATTTCATCGAGAAGCAATATGGCACCTCGATCAAGAGCCTCAACCACAGGACCGTTATGCCAAACAGTGTTGCCGTCCACAAGACGGAAGCCACCGATAAGGTCATCTTCATCCGTCTCGATTGTGATATTAACACGGATGAGTTCACGTTTGAGTTGAGCACAAGATTGTTCGACAGAGAATGTTTTGCCATTACCAGAGAGACCAGTGATGAAGGTCGGATAGAATAAACGGGACTGAATGATTTTCTTCACATCCTTAAAGTTCCCGAACGGGACATATTGATTGTCCTTATCAGGAATTAGATCTTGATGTTCCCCAGCGGTAACATTGATAGCAGGTGCACCAGCGGGAGCTTGATAGGTCTGTTCTAGTTTTTCTTGAATCGTCAAATCCCAAACACCACGACGAACTTTGTGTTGTTCCAGTTTGCGGGTGACAGTCGGGTAAGAGATGCCGTGTGCGGCACAGTATCCACGCACATCGCCCGAAGTGATTTTTTCACCGTATGCATCTCGAAGTGCATCAACGATATTGGGAATAGACATTGAATTGGAACCTCATTGGTATGTATGTAGTATACAACTAAATCAACGGGGTAAGATGGGGCAGTGGACAGCCAGATAACTGTCCATCTGAAGTCTAGTAATCAAGTCTAAAGTTCTCTTATGCGGTCTCTGTTTCCAACCATACCAGGATGAAACTTTGCCTCTATCATAGGGAGGCTCTTTATCTATTGAATAATATTGATCCGCTGTCATATCGACAATAAATCCATTCTCTTTATCTTTCAACCACCAGTGATCGTCTCCTCTCCAATCACGACCTTTAATGGGATCTAAAGTATGAGTGTCCAACAAGTAGAACATTGCTTGTGTTGTATGGTAACAATGACCATACATTGGATTCGTTTCATTTTCCAGTCGATACTTTTTTGTCAATAAGTCTGGTGTGAGAACTTGTCTCAAACGTCTTGAACATTCTAGTATCGTTGCAATATTATAAGGTATTTTCTGATACTCAAGAGTATATGTCTTTACTATGACCCACTCATTGTTTACTTTACTGTAACAGTGTCTATCAAGTTGAGTCATTTTCATAATCGATCAGTGCTCGTCTCGCAGAGTAAGCTTCGATTTCCGATTTAAAATCTGCAAGTTTATGAGAGTTATCACGTCTGTAAATACCCCATCTTTTTTTACTGGGTATGATCTTCACGACGTAAGGGTTTTCTGATTTTATAGGGTAATTATTCATTCGATCCACGAAGGCTTTCTTTCAGGGCACTTGAGGTAATTTTCAGAGACCCAAGGTTTAGATGCAACATACTTTTTGTACGCATCAAAAGTATCTATGTCTTCATTATACTTGAACTCTTCGGGCATAGCACGTGCAAATTTATCAGCCATACAGTAACAAGTAATGGACTTACCAGTCTTATGGTGAAAGATTTTTTTAGCTTCAAAAAGTGTTGAATTACAAGAATGCATTTTGCCGTAACGGTGTGTGTATTCAGTGGACAATGCAATTCCGTGTGCGATCAACCAGGCTGTGTTGTAATAATTTTGACCCGCCCATTGTGTACAAGGGTGATTACGAAAGGCTCCTTTCTTTGTATTGTAAGGCTCCCCATCGATTCGATGAATCTCACCCCAGTTGTAATACCAAGACGAAAAAATAATGGAGAGCATCTGACAGCTCTCCAGTGGCATTTTGACAATGTGTTTGTCTGGTAAGACTTGTGCCGACTGACGTGGGCATTCGCTTGTGACAAAAATGTTCACGCAACTAACTCCATAAACTGTGACAGAACTTTCTTGTTTAACTTTTTAGAATTGAGTGATTTGATAAAAGCAGACTTGATCTGAGACTTACTAGCATCCTCTTGCACTTGAAAATCAGTATCATTAGAGAGAGACTGAGATGACATCGCGAAGAACTTAGTATAACCCATATTATCGATCGCGACAGACTTGTCCTTCTTCCATTTTAACATAACGTCATTGATGTCAGAAAGTGAAAGGTGACGATCAAGAAAACGACGTAGCTCAGATCCCGACGCAAGACGGATACCGATGAAGTTGACATCACTAAAACGTTCTGTCAAATTAGTCAAGATAGTATGTGTCAATCCAAAGTATCGATCACAGATCTGATAGACACGACCTAGTTTACGATCACGAAGGCAGGTGTAGGAGTCAATGTTGTTGAAACCTTGAACAATCTTACCGTCCTTGCGTTGAAATTCAACAAAGTAAGGGATGTATTGAGCTTCACCATCGGTCAGAATAATCGTGTTCAATTTCTCAACACCGAATCGTTTTTTGAAATCAGGAATCAGTTGGTGTAGGGTAATCAAAGCCTCATTAAGAGGTGTGCCAGACAATCCAAGTTGACGCATCCCATCTTGACTGCAAGAAAGGACGAAAAGATTTTCACACTGATATTCAAAATCTTTGGCAGAAGTCTGACTTGAGAGGAAAGTCATTAGACTAAAACCAGACGAAACAACCAGATCGTTGACGTTGAACTTTTGGTGAATTGAATCAGAGGGATAAATGCACGGCATCCGATCACCATTGATCAACCAGTCATTTGTGAAAGCAAAGACTTCGAATGGAATATTGACTTTGCGACAGAACCACACGAGGTTGAGAAGTTGTTTGACAGTATCTTTCAAAATGTTGGACATCGATCCTGACCAATCAAGAATAAAGATCAAACCGTGATTCTTACCATCAGGCAATACAGTGATCTTTCTGAATAGATCCTCGTTGAACTTGTAAGTATGCAACTTAGATGTATCAAGAACTCCAGTCCTAGAGGTAGACGCACGTGCGTAAGATGTGGCTGATTTGCGACATTCAAATTCTTTGATCAGATAACTTACTTCTTTCTGGGCAGACTTTTTGAATCTCTTATACTCATCACGGTGATAAGCCGTGCGGTCGTATTGATAACCGTGATCGGCATCACGTTCCGCCAATATCTTACGTTCTTCATCGTGCACTTTCCATACCTCTTGATTTTGAATCACAACTGTATTCAAATTCACTTGAGGGATCTGAACGTATCGAGTATCAATTCTACTATTACTACGCAGACTTTCAACTTTTTGATCAAAGTTGTCTACTGTCACGCCCTCATTATACGATGAGTGATCACCTGGTGAATCAAAACCAGATTCAGACTTGTCTGCAGTCCCACCATAAGACTCACCAGGTTGCGGTTCTTCAGAATCATAATCGTCAGATTCCTCAGATTCTTGAGATGTACCGACAGAGCCAGATTTATTCTCAGTGTTCAGATTCACATCAGGAAGTTGTTCTTGATTCTCTTTCTCCTCTTTAGCAAATTCATATATTTCTTCTGCAAGACGACAAGCCTCTTCGAAGGTCATAATTGACGCAACTCGATCTACGTACAC